TTTTTTTCAAGCAGAAGACGGCATACGAGATACATCGGTGACTGGAGTTCAGACGTGTGCTCTTCCGATCTGGTCTCGACCTGTCGAGCGTCCGCGACGTGTCGGCCCTCGTGCTCACGTTCCCGGGCATGCCGGGCGACCACGTCAAGATGCTGCCGTTTTTCTGGGTCCCCGAGGCCATGCTCACGAAGCGTGAAAAGCGGGACCGGCTACCTTGGTCAACCTGGCTCCGGCAGGGCTGGGTGAAGGCGACCGAAGGGGACGTGGTCGACTATGCCGTAATCCGCCGCGATATCAACGAGTTGCGGCAAAAGTACGACATCCGCAAGATCCTGGTCGACCGCTGGAATGCCTCGCAACTCGTGACGGAGCTGCAGGGCGACGGTTTCGAGATCGAATTTTTCGGGCAGGGTTTCGCCAGCATGGCGGCTCCCTCGCGGCACCTGGAGAAGCTCGTGGCCGAGCGAAGCATCCAGCACTACGGGAACCCCGTGATGCGCAACATGATGGCCAGCGTGAGCATTGAACGCGACGCGGCCGACAACATCAAGCCCTCGAAAAAGAAGAGCACTGACCGCATCGATGGCGTCGTGGCGCTGGTCATGTCGTTGGCTGCGGTGATGAAAGGGGACATAGGCGCAGGCACGTTCTACGAAGACAACGAACTGGAGATCCTATGAGGCGGGCCATGCCGCATATCCTTTGCACCGGCGGGGCGCTTGCCTGCGGCTCGGGACTGTGGCTCTTGCATCCTGCGGCAGCGCTTGTATTCTGCGGCGCGCTGGCGGTCGCGGTGGGAGTCGATCAATACCGGCGACAATCAAGGAAATCCAAGTGATCGCTCAACTGCTCTCCGGCCTGGTCGATGCGTTCTCGTCCGTGCAAAACGCCACGCTTGAAAATCCGGCCTGGTCGCTCAACGACCCGTCGACATGGGACGCCGTGGGCGTTACGCCTTCGGAATCTGGTCAATCGGTGTCGCCCTACACGGCGCTCAATCTCGGCGCCGTCTGGCAGGCCGTTTCGACGATTTCCGGCGATGTGGCTTGTATGCCGCTCAATCGCTACCGGAGATTGCCTGACGATGAGCGCGCCATTGATTCGTCGAGCATCGTCCAATATCTCGTCTCGACACAGCCTAACGACGAGATGAGCGCCTTCGACTTTTGGCGCCGGCACATGGTTCACGCGCTCCTGTGGAACGACGCTTATGCCTGGATCGAGCGGCGAACGCGCTATGGCGAGCCGACAGCGCTCATTAACTTGTTGCCAGACCGCACGAAACCCGCGCGGTTGGCCAGCGGCGAACTGGCCTATGTCACCGAAGTCGACGGCCATCTGGAAGTGCTTTACAAGGAGGAGGTGTTCCACACGCGCGGCATCTCGATCGACAACGCCTGCGGATATCGATTGATCGATGCCGCGCGCAGCGCCCTTGGCCTGGCACTGGCCCAGCAAAGTTTCCAGAGCAAGTTTTTCGCCAATGGCTCACAGATGGCCGGCATCCTTGAAGTGCCGGCAAGCATGACTACGAAGGCGGCGGCGAATCTCGAAGAAGGCTTCCGCAAGCGATCGACCGGCCCCGGCAACTGGTTCAAAACGATCGTGCTGCGCGATGGCGCCAAGTTCCACAGCGTAATGGTCAATCCGCAGCAAGCGCAAATGGTCGAGCAGCGCGTCGAGCAGGTCCGCGATATCGCACGCTACTTCAATCTGCCGGGCTTCAAACTTGGACTGCAAGATTCGGTGAGCTACAACAGCTCCGAGATGGCCCAGCGCATCTACCTGACAAGCTGTCTATTGCACTGGATGACCGCCATCACGGCCGAGTGCCACCTGAAGCTCTTGAGCAAGGAGGAGCGTCGAGCGAACTCGCGTTACTTCGAGCACAACACCAGCGTACTCTTGGAAACCGATTTCAAGACGCTCAACGAAGTGCTGGAAATCCAACGGCGCAACGAAATCATCAACGCCAACGAGTGGCGCCGCAAAATCAATCTCCCCAAGCGCGAAGACGAGGGGGGCGAAGAGTACGAAAACCCGAACACGAAGAGCGCGCCAGGCGCCGGAGGCGACGAGCCGCCCGCAAAGTCGGCGCCAGCGAAACCGAAGCCGAACAAAAAGACGGCCGATGCGCATCGCCAACTCTTGGCCAGTACGCTCGACCGCATGGCCCGCCGCGTCGGCCTGTCGGCGCGCAAGGCCGCCAAGACGCCAGAAAAATTCCTGGCGCTGGTCGATACCAAGGCCGCCGAGCACCGCGGGCCGTTCAGCGAGGCCGTGGCGCCGATTCTGGTCGCCCATGCCGCAGTCGCCGACCTAGAGGCCAGCCAGCTCTATCAGCAAGTCGAGTCCGGATTTTTCGAGCCGTTCGTCACCGCGATCACCAACCTGGCGAACCTGCAAGCTGGGCAGGACGTGTTTCAGCAAAGCGTCGAAAGTTCGATGGATGCGTTCGAGAAACTCGCCGGCCAGCGCATCGCCGGAGAAGTCATAGGAGCAACCCCATGAAAGTGAATAAGACCGCACTGAACGAATATCGCGAGTTTCTGCTTCAGGTCGGCTTGAGCGACGAAGAGGCGACGCTGGTAATTCGCTCCAAGCAGTTCTCCGGCAACCGCCAGCAAAGCGGCATGATCAGGCTGGAGAAGTCCGATGATAACTCGGCTGAAATGTACATCTACGACTACATCGGCTTCGATCCGTTCACCGGCGGCGTTGGGGCGAAAGACGTGGCCCGGCAACTGGCCGACATGGGCGCCGTTGACCAGATTCGCGTCAAGATCAACAGCCCCGGTGGCAACGTGTTCGATGCGATGACGATTATGAACCTGCTCGACCAGAATCCGGCTCGCGTCATGGTTGAAATCGACGGCCTGGCGGCCAGCGCCGCCTCGATCGTGGCGATGGCGGGCGACGAGATCAAGATCGCAGAGAGCGGCATGATGATGATCCATCGGGCCTCGCTGCTCGCCTACGGCAACGCGCAAGACATGCTCGAAGTGGCCAATCTGCTTGAAAAGGTCGATGGGCAAATCGCGAACGTTTATGCCCGCCGCTCCGGTCGCAAGCCGGAGACCTTCCGCAAGATGATGGACGCCGAAACCTGGATGACCGGGCAAGAGGCGGTCGATGAACGACTCGCGACGGCGGTTATGCCCAGCAAGAAAGCCGCAGCGATGGCCTTTGATCTGTCCGGTTTCCGCAACGCGCCGGCGATGCCTGAACCTGAAGACCACCGCCCGCCGCAAGAGGCGATCGCGGCCCGACTGAAGCTCTTGGAGGCGCAAGATGCCTAAGACATGCAAGACGTGCCGTTTTTGGGAAGCATATCCAAGCCTGGCCGTTGGTTTCTGTCGCCGTAATCCGCCGGCGTTTATTCCACCGTCAGAGCGCGACGACGATAGCCTCGACCAGTGCGCAAGCGGCGAATGGCCAAGGACCCATGATGATTCATGGTGCGGCGAGCACCAACCCATTCCCATCGAACCCGAAGGGGTTACAATTACCAGCTCCATTGGCGAGGCGAGATGATGGCCACCCCCGGCAAGCCGCTCGACCAGGCGACATTAGCCTTTCTTCGCCGCGCGCTCCGCTCGCTTTCAATCCGCGAAACAGCGCGACAAGCTGGACTCTCACGCAATACCGTCAGAAAATATCTGCGTGCTGCTGTTGCAAAGTGACCCACCCTCGGAGAATGATTCGAGTAACAAGTCGCATATCGCAGCGCCCGGGCGTCTAAACTCCCGCCGCTGCCTCAGGAAGAGAGCCAAGTCTATACGCGGCCGCTCGCCTCCGATAGGCAACCCAACCTATCGCCGGTGAACGGCCGTTTTCGTTTCCCGGCGAACGCACGAGGAAACGAGATGGACAAGCTCAAAGAACTGCAAGAAAAGCGGAAGAAACTCGAAGCCAACATCAAGCAGTTGGCAGACAAGCAAGAGTCCTGGAGCGCCGAGGACCGCGCGAACTGGGACGCCGTCAACGCCGATTACGACGGCGTCAAGGCGGAAGTCGACGCCGAGACGAGCCGCATTCAGGCCGAAGAGGCGGAGCGAGACAAGATCGCCGCCCGGCTGGCGGAAATCGAAGCCCATAAGGACTACGAACCGCGTCCGCGCAACCGGCTCGGCCGCGATGGCGCCAGCGCGCTTCATGGCCCGGTGCATGCTGGCGCATTCGGCGCCCAGCCGCAGAGCGACATGCTTCCATTGGCGTTTCAGGGCTGGCTTCGCAGCGGCCACAACGCGGCGGAAGTCGGCGAAGTCACCGACCAGCATCGGCAGGCGATGGCCGCCTGCGGGTTCAATTCCCCTTCGGAAATCAGGCTCTCGCTCAACTCCGATTTTCGCAGCATCCGCAATGCATTCGTTCGCAACGCGCTTTCGAGCCACGGCGAAACGACCGGCGGTTATACGATCGGCGAGACCTTCATCGCCCGTCTTGAACAAGCCATGCTGGCGTATGGCGGCATATTCCAAGTAGATCGGAAGAGCACACGTCTGAACTCCAGTCACCGATGTATCTCGTATGCCGTCTTCTGCTTGAAAAAAAAAA